GTGTTTAAGAAGAAGTTTTAGGGAAGTTTTATCAATTTTTGTATCAAAAGCATCAACATCTTTATTGGTTTTAATAGGTACATTAAATGCTTCAGTAAATTGAGCCTTGTTAACCAATACCCTTCTGGGACGTAACTGATAAACATACTCTTGCAAAGGCATCGCCATCTCCATGTTTTTTTATTATTTAGGTTTCAGAAAGTCTCTTCATTACCTCATCAAATGTATTATCCTTAAAGCTTAACTTATAAAGATATCTATCTTTAGTTGCTTCCACACCATGCAAAGATTGTGTATTTAAAAGACCTGTAGTGTACACCAATTCTTCATCCTTAAAACGTATAGGATCGGGATCATCCCCTAAAACGAAATTAACACTACACTCTGTTCCACGATCTCTATGTAATGGCAAAGAAAATCCTTTCTTCTGAAAATAAAAACGAGGACTGCACATAAATCCAGTACGTTTTACAAAATATTTTGCAATTTCTAACGCATAGGGGCAATCATCAGCATCTGATACAAGTATTCTACTGTCTTTATAAAATTGAATAACCTTTCCTTGTAAATCAAGATGCTTTATTTTCCAATCTTGAAATGGTTCATCACTCCCATTACCTATATCAGTAAAAGGTTCATAACCATTTCCTTCTGCCTCTTTTAATAAGAGTTTCCGATTATATTTATAGTCGAATTCCCATAAGTTCATACTTTCCAGCCTTCTCCCATTTCTGTATTATCAAAAACTGGTTCAGAAAATTCTTGGCCACTGTCAACTAGATCAGTTTGTTCTGACATTTTTATATCAAACAATTTCATCTTCGCACGATCTATTCCTATAACGAACCTCTTATTTATCGTGGGGTCATTTAGTCTATTTTTTAATTGACGAATTGCTATTTGTCCAAGCTCATCTAATTCTTCATTCGAAATTAAAGCAAACATTAAATCAGCTGTTGCTGGCAAACCAAAAGACTCAGCTGTATCTTCAAGACCAATATCTGAAGAAACAAAACCTGATCTAGTTGTTTGTGTAGCTGACATTATTGGCAAACAATGTTCTACCGCCAATCCTCGTAACTCTTCAGCAATTGCCTTGATATACATATAAGAATTAATATTTGTTGCTCCCTTAAATCTAGCAGATGAACATATGTTTATATAATCTATGAATATAATATCAGGTTTAAATGACTTCTTGATGGCCAGTTCTTTAATCAATCCTCTGAAATGACCAGAATGTGCTGATGCAGTTGGATATTCTTTAACAATTAACTTACCAGAAGTTGATTTTATAATCTTTGCAATCTTATCGTCATACATCCGTTTAGGCAAGTCATGTAAATCATCAATACTGATGTTCATAAGATTTGCATCAATACGTTCTGCGATACGTTCCTCTGCCATCTCTAATGTAATGTAAAGTACATTCTTACCTTGGGATAGACAGTTTGCAGCCACATGACACATGAACAAAGACTTACCAACACCAGTGCCAGCAAGTGCAATATTTAAAGTTTTGGGTGAAAGCCCTCCCTTAGTGATCTTGTTAAAGAACTCCAGATCAAACGGAATCTTCTCCTCTACCGTGTGGTAATAGTCATATCGGGAGTCGCTATCCAACAGGTAATCATGCCCAACAGCATTATCGAAACCCACAGCCAAGGCATCTGTGAGAATATTCGGTATTGCATCTGCATCTCTATTCTTATCTTTTCCATCAATGATTTGTATACCTTCAACAATCGCATTATACACCGCCTTATCTTTACAAAATTGCTCAGTCGTATCCACTAACCAATCAAAATCTACATCTGTAGATTTGAGAGTCTTTATAACTTCAACTACTTTATTGTAGTCGGACTCATTTAAATCTTTTCTACTCTGTACCTCAATTTCCAAAGAGGTCTGAGTTGGTATTTTATTATATTTGTCAACGAACTTTGCTATCTCTTCAAATATCGTTTTCTCAGTTCGATCTGAAAAATAATCCCCTTTCATATGGGGAAGAGCCTTACGAGCAAACTCCTCGTTAGAAACGAGTTGACTTAATGCTGTTCGTTCAATTGTCTGTGTATTCAAAATTATCTTCCTTCATTTGTTCATCTATTATATCAACAAGGATATCACCAATAAGATCAAAAAAATCTTTACGAAAAAAATCTTTATCTAATCCATTTGCATCTACTATATCATATTCAAACTTAAATTGCAAGGTTCCATCGTCATTTTCTTTTTCAGGCAAAGAAACTTTACCATATTTGTAAACAACGCCATCATATATTCCCCCTCTAATTCCCACACAAGTCCAAGAACTTTTCTTATCTGTAACAAAAGTATAACTATCTTTTATATCAGACATAATGTAAATAACTTCCTACGATATATTTTGGTACTTTTGTTGGTTTTCTACCAGCATGAACCCAAGGCCACAGGGGTGGAAATATTAGAAGATTGCCTTGAATGCAAGGTGAAGACCAATGATATCCCTTTATCCGAAATAGGGTTTGACCATCATAATTATTATCTAGATATAAAAAGAATGCAAGATATCGTCTGGCATTTTCATAATCGGTCACATCAACATGATCTCCAAATTCATCCTTGCCATCAGGTAAATATCTTTTCATCCTAACTTCCTCAAAAGTATATTTTTCTGGTAACTGCCAAGGACCGTTTAGGCAAATCGTTTTGTATTCCTTTAAGTGTTTCAAAAACACCTCTAATGTATTTTTTACTTCCTCACCCCATTCCTGATGTCCTTGTAATTTAATTTGAGAAAAATGCATCCCACCTTCATGGCATTGTTCATATTGTTCTGGATGATTTTCAAATTTCTCAATCATGCTCTTACATACTTCGGGAGATAAGACATCCTTGTAAATTCTACATAGATGATCCATACTTGAACTCCTTACCAGCACACTCTTCAAGTTTCTCCATGATTTCTTCTGTGAAGTACTTTTCTGGATCGTTCATAATTGTCTTGCCAAAAGTCTTTGTCCCATCAGGTAACTCATAACGAGTAGACACTTTCTTAAACACCTCATATTTTTCTGCGAGGTCCAGCAATCCATAATATCGATCAAGTCCTTTATCATAGGTCAATCTAACATCAACCATTCTATTCTCTACAGTCAACCGTGACTTATGATTCTTACAGTGAATGATATTGCCAATAACTTCTGTGCCGTCCTTTTCCTTCTTTCTTGACAGATAGATAATCGAAGAAGCAGCATATTTAAGTCCAGAGCCTCCACCCATTTCTTTCTGAGGAAACATGGAACCCACTACGTCATACGTGTGGTTAGTTATCACCATAGGCACTTTTGCTCTTCCTAGTTTTAAAGTCAACACACGAAATGCAGCCTTCAGAACTTGTGCTCTTGTCATGTCTCTTGTTTCTTTGCCTTCAGCAGTATCCTCTACTTCCTTTGTAGTTGATAACATACCTAAGCTATCCAGGCAAAGAAATAATGGTTTACGTTCCGTTTCAAGATATGCATCTAAAATCTTGAGAGACTGAGTTCTAAATTCCTGTACGGTTGTAACCGGCATTATCACCATTCTAGTAGGATCAATGCCTCTTGATACTATCATCGATTTGGTGAGAGCGCTCTCGGACTCGAAATATATAACTCCAGCATTGGGATCTTTATCAAGAAAACTCTTGACTATCCCCATAAGGAAGTAGGTCTTCCCAGTGGCACTTTCGCCAGCAAGTGCCGTTATGCGATTATCTGGCAATCCTCCGTACAAACTCCCGCTTAACAACGCATTAAAAATATATGCGCCAGTGTCAATAAAAGCTTCAGTATCACCCGCCTCTATTCCATCAGCTACAAGGGATGCATATTCATTGCCCACTTCTTTTACTATTTTATTTAAAAAATCTACCATCTATTTCACCTAATAATATCAATATCTAAGTTTGTATTCCAAACTTCTATCTTCGTTCTAATCCTATTTTCTTCTTTGAGAGTTTCATATCTTCTTGCTGCTTTATTTTTCCACCATTTAACAACTTCTTCAAATTGGTAGCGATCATAATTCTCTTTTTTCTTTAATACATCAGTTTCAAGATTAAAATATTCCTTTACATTTTCATATCCAAAATCCGACATGTACTGTCTTTTTTTCTCTGTTAATCCCTTAGCACCATCTACAACTTTCGAAAATGTGTCAAAAGTTTGTTCATCCGTATTCTTTAGCGAGGCCTTAATTATGGAAATCATTCGTGTCTGGGTCTTCAGCTTCCTTGAACTAGCTTCTTTATGTACTAATAATTCTCCGTCATTTCTTTCTTTAAACCATTCATTTAAAGTTGAAAAATTCTCATCGTTAATTAGAGGAGCAAAATCTGAATCTGTCAACCCTTTAAATCTTAAAAATGGTTTCATCCCATCATATTGACACGAAGCTTTCGATGTACCGTAAAGTG